TCTTCATGAATTCCCAAGCCCAGTTCATCGAAATCAACCAACCATGAGATAAAGTCCTTGAAAAGGGGGTGATCTTTTGCCTCCTCTAACTGCATTATAGATCTGGATAGATAATCATAACTATTCCAGTCATGGTGCCACCTCTCCATGGAAATATATCCACTGAGAGTACGCGCCAATGATCTTACGCCTTCGCTGACTACACCTGTAGTATCAACATAGTAGCGTTTTTGAAGATAATCAACGTGCCCGAAAACGTGATTGTTTTCTCCTACTCGAAACTCTGCCATCTTATCAGCATTAACCGTGATGCCCAAAGTAGCCCAGCAATCAACATACTCGTTGATGTCAACTTTGTGGCGATAAGTATGCATCCCATCATCTCCTTGGTATTGATCAAAGACAAGGGCGTTTCGACCGGTACGACCAGTTAGGCAAATGTCGACATAAATACGACCAATCATCTGTACTATGGAATCAACTACATTAGTAAAGATACTGCCACTGGCAACGCTATGCTTACGTCCGAGCCAGATACCGTCTGGAGTAAGCATAGGGGTATTGCACATGATATTGACAAGCCTTTTTACAGTTGAATGAAACTTATCTCCCAAGTGAAATTGATCCAAGATGATCTCATAAGCATAGCGAATCAAATCTCTATGAATTGAGGTATCATACTTGGAAGCATCAAAGCTTAATATCTGACCTTTCCTAATGAGTGCTCTTTCAATAGCTGATCTTACTGAAAAAGACACATCCTCAGAAGGTCCTAAAGCTGAGAAAAGCCCAAGACTGGCGTTTGAGTCTTGAACCATCTTCAAAAACGGTTGGAAGTACCTGTTCTCTTCTATACTAATAGAGTGAGGCATCATGAACTCAACTCTGTTACCTGTAGTTCCATCTAACTTAGGCTGACCACGCCAACCTAAGACAGCCGGAATTGACATTAACTCGTTCATTGAATAATTTATATAATCATCCAAGTATTGGTGCTTATCTTTGGTACCACCTAAGAATTGATCTGCCTGATCTTCAGGCCTTAGGCCCCAATTGGTACTCTTCTTCATCATCTTAAATGAAGTTTCCGCGGATAGCGGCCGTAGCTGATACTTCTTGAGATTCCTTCGAAAGTGATCTCTCACAAATTCAAAAGCTTCATCAAGTTGTCCAGAATTGGCAGACATGTGCTTAGGACCGTAATAACGAGCCAAATCAGTCTTTCTCTCCTTCCAAGGCTTCTTCCTTGAGAAGGATGCTTCAATCCGAGGGATCTCTTTCCTTTCCAGATCCGCAATACTAACGTCAAGAAGATGCTCACGACTTGAATACCAATCCGTAAACTCATCTTTAATAGCGGTTCGATTAGCCTTATCAAAATAAGGCGTTCGTAGATCTTCATCTCTACCTTTTGTTTGGTTTC